TCTCCTTAAAGAAGTCCGATGTGGGTTCTAACCACTACGCGGTGGGTTAATACCGCATAAGCCGCATTATTGCGGACAGTATATTTATAGACATTTTGATATTTTTATAGTACAATAACTATACCTATGATTACTCTTACATTAACAAATCACAACAGTGATTATGAGTTGTATTTTGATCTAGTAGATATCCCAATAGCTCATCGCTGGCTCCAAGAAGTCAATACGTTTATACAACACAATCAGCCCTGGGACGATTCTCAACGATTTTATAATTTTCCAAATACTATTTGGAATCAAGAAACCACTGCCAAACAAATACAGCAATTGTGTGAAATCATCAATGCACACAGTCCAGGTTTGATTGTTGTACCCGAATCTTCCAGCATCTCTCAAGATGAACTCAACTACTTGCACAATATCTTTGAGCGTTATCATGGATTGTATGATCAACAAACATCAAATGAGTTTTACTCCAACTCTCCTCCAGAAGTACAGCAGGCCTTGGGAGATCTAAACATTTGGATACATCGTTACGAAAGCCTTGATGGTATTCCAAGATTTGTAATGACTTGGAGAGACAAGCCCAAAAGACAACCCATACAAAACACAGACTTTAAACATTTTACCCTTGGTGAAGAATGGGGTGATCTTAGATTAAACTATTGTGAGATTGGTAAGCCGTTGTATAATTTGTGGCACGACAATGATCGTTATATCTCACATGATGCATTTAAACCACAACATTGGTTCTCTTTTGATTTCACTGTGAGATTCACTACTCATGCCAAAGAATACTTTGATCAAGTTGAAGATCAGATCTGGGAATATTTTGATCAAAACGCAGAGATGTTTTCAAACTTAGGTTATAAGAAACATGACCCAAGGCTGGCACTGGGTGCTATCACAGTGGCCAAACTACGTCAACATCAACCACGCGATGTCATCATGCAAATGATTGATCAACATCAAACAGTCAAAAGCATTTCTATAACGTAGTCAACAAAAAAGCCCCTTGCGGGGCTTTTTTGATTTGGATTGCTCTCTGATTAGGAGAACGACAGGTTCGAAACAGCGATCTCACCCAGATAGTCAGCTGCGTTACCGAAGCTGCTTGCTGTGTTAGTAAGTTCGATGTAACCATAACGAGTCATAAATGACACGACTGGTTCGAATGTTGTTGGATCCAGAACAACACCGCTTGACATTAAAGGAATGTATGGGCAGTAGAATGCTGCTGCATCTGCTTCTGAAGAACCTTTGTAACCAACCAGCACAGGTGTAGTGTCAGCAGCATAGCTGTCAACAAACACACGCATTGCGCCGTTCAGTGTACCAACAAACTTGGTGTTGGTAGGTGCTTCAAATGTACCTTCAGTGGTACGTGCAAAAGCTGAAGTTGTTGCTGACTGCAGAACAGTCAATGCTGCTGAAGAAACAACAGCCCAGTTACCAGCGCCACGACGTGTACGCTGAGCGATCAAGTTAGCAACACGGTTGATCAGAACTGCCAAAGCGGCGTGTTCGTCACCAACGAATGTAGCTGTACCAGATACAGTAGCTTGGTTGTATGTAAACTCAGTTGCAGCAAGAGTGCGCAGGCTCAACAGAATTTCTTGGTCAATTTCAGCTGTAATTTCTTGAGCCAAAGCTGCCATGATTTCTGCTTCTACATCAATGCCGTGCATTGCTTGTGCGTCTTGAGCTGCTTCAAAAGTCCAGCGAGCTTGCAACTTACGTGTTTTAGCTTCAACGGCTTGCTTCAAGATTTGAACGCTGATGTTACGACCACCAGAACCTTCCATAACCGAAGTGTCAGCACCAGTGTAACGTGACTGGGTTGCACCAGGAACACCGCTAGATACTGTGGTTGCTGAAGAGTAAGCTGTTGCAATCTTGAATGGTGACAGTGCTTCGTCGCCAGCAACTGTTGAGGTTGCAGCAGCAGAACCGTCAGTCATTGAGCTTGCATAGCGAACACGCAGAGTGTGAATCTGACCAACTGGACCGGTCATTGGCTGAACGCCAACCAGTTCGTTGGCAATAACTGTTGGCATCACACGACGGATAACCGGCAGAATGACGCGATTCAGTGTTGCAACGTTACCAGCGGCTGTGCTGCCGGCAGTTGCATTTTCTTTCAAATACCTACGAGTGTTTTCGAGAATAACACCCATTGTGCTACGACGTGAACCTTTGAGGCCTTCCATGAGAGCGTCTTTGGTTTCGTCCCAGCGGCTTTCGAGTAATTCTTGTGACATTTAAGTCTCCTTATATTTCTTATAGCCCAGCCAGTCTCTTGATGTCAATTACATTGCTGCGATTGTCATCTTGAGCTGAAACTTGCTTATTACCAGTTACTTCGCTAACACTTTCTGTAATTACCTTTTGAGTTTTTACAGAACGGTTTTCAAGTACCGCTGGTAGATATTTTTCAAAAGCATTTTTCAGACGAGGTGTCTGTACGCTTTCAAGCAGATTCTTCATAATTTCTTGTTTCTCTTTGTTGAGAGGAGCAAGCAGGTCGCTCATAACGCTTTCACGTTCGTTGCTTTCCTGAATACGACGAATCTCTCTATTTTTGCTTTCGACGACCACACGGGCCTGTTCAGCAATCTGTACTGCCTTGGCGAGCTTGGAATTCTTCTCGGCGATTACACTGTTTAACTTACGTACTTCAGCGTTCTCATTGAGATGAGTTGCTCCAAATTCTGCTGCGTAGGCTTCAAAAATACGACGACCAAAATTGTTCTCACGAGCAAGTTTGATGTCTTCACGCAATTGGTGTAGTTCGGCCTTGAGATGCTTGGTAATGGCCTGAGTCATTTTCTCTGAAGATTCTTTGACAAATCTTGTTTTGAGTGATTCAAGCTTCACACGAGCGTCACGAACCAAGCGAACTTGTGTTTCCACAACTTTCTTCTTGTCCTGTGCAAACTCGGTGATTTCATTTGCAAGAGCACGAACAACGAAGTTTTCTAGTTTTTCTAGGCTTTCGTTGTGAGTCTTGCGGTCTTTACGCAGTTCACCAATTTCTTCAGCAAGTTTTGTCACCATAAAGTTGTTGAACTTTGTAGCTGACTCCTTCATCTTGCCTTGGAACTTGACACGATCCTCTGCCAGTGCTTGCTTTTCAGCAGACACAGCAGCGATCTCTGTTTGTAGACCTTCGGTTACCATGCGATCTAGGGCTTCAACCATCACGGATTTATCGTGTTCATAGCGTTGTGCAAATTCCTCGCGGAGTTCTGCACGTACCTGTTCTTTGGCTTCTGACAGCTTTGATTCCCAAGCTTCGTTGAGTTCTTTGCTGACATCTTCATTGATCAGGCCGCTATCTAGTAATGGTTTGATGGCATCTAACATTAGTAGATTCTCCTAAATCTTGAGATCTTTGATCAGGCGTTTGATTTCCTGTTTCAAATATCTCTGTACTTTGTCGTCCGACCCAGCTTCTTTTGCAATCTCCAACACTCTATGTCCGTACTTCATATTCATGAGACCTTCATAGACTGCCGTGGGGTATGCATTGGGTGCGCTGGGTTGGGCAACTACATCAACAGTGACAATTTCAAAATCACTGACATGTCCTGTGTGATCGTTAACATTTCCGCTTCCGCGGCTGCTAACGCCTAATTTCACACCTGCGTCCAACATAGTTTTAACCAGTTGTCCCATGGGTGTGGGTAATATCTTTAATTTTCCGTATCCGTCATCGCCATCCATCCACATGTTTTGAATCATGTGACTCACGCGATCTAAGTTAACTTTTAAATCATCTGGATGATCAACTTCGCCCAACACGCTTTGTCCATTCTTAATTTGCTCGTTGATTGTACCGACTGCACGAGCAATTTCACGTGTTGGATAAACTCTTTCATTGGCGTTGCGCTGATTACCTTGGATGCAGATACCCTTCATGTAGAGACTTTTGCCAGACCCATCTGGAGCGTCTTCATTGATCAGCTCAATTTGGGCCTGGTTAAAGTTTAGATGTTCTCTAAGGTATTTGCTCACAATTTATTAAGCCTTGCCAACCGGGCTTTTGGTATTAACACCAGTGGCTTGTGCCAGGTGTGGCTTGGTAGCTGGGCTTAGTTTGATCCCTGAACGAGCAGGAGCATTTTGTACGTCACTGATTAGATCCTTGGTTGTAGGAGCTGGACGACCTTTTGCTTCTGTTCCAGTTGCTGAAACTGGCCTTGCTGCCATTCCTGCTGCACCACTATTTGCTGCATACACAGCTTTCTTATTGATGCCACCTTCTTCTGAAGTGGTTGGCTTTGGTGCTGCTTTGAGACTGACAGCTTCCATCATGTCTTCTTCTTCGTCGCCCATGTCATCCATGCCCATGTCGTCGCCCATGCCGTCTTCGCTGTCAAGTTCAACGTCAAGAGTTTCTTCGTCGCCCATGTCATCCATGCCCATGTCGTCGCCCATATCGTCACCACCCATGTCGTCACCACTCATGAGAGCTTCAAATTCAGACATAAGTTCATCCAGCTTATCTTCAATATCCATTAGCTTGTTTTCAACATCAGCGCCACCTTCGTCACTCATGTCGTCGCCTTCGCCTTCCATGGACATACCTTCTTCTTCCATTTCAACATCGTCAATTAAGTCGTCTGCAGCGTCGCCGCCCATGGACTCTTCGACTTCTTCTTCTTCGTCGGCTGCGTCAGCTTCCATCATTTCTTCGTCGTCTTCGGCTGATTCGACTACTTCTTCGTCATCCATCATTTCTTCGTAGATCTGGCGTGATTTTGCCACTACAATGTCATGAAATAATTCACGGGCTTTATCTTCCTCGTCGTTGATCACAAATTCAATCAGTTGTTCGAAATTTTTACTCATTTGTATTAGCTCCTCATGGGGTTAGGTTTCATTTGTCCCCATTACGGGCAAATGTATAGATATATTTACAAAAGAATTAGAATATAACCGGGTTATGGTGGTTTTTTGTAAAAAAATTGTAATTTTTACAAAATTTTTAAATTACATCATTGGTTGTGCTGGAGGAGCATATTGAGCACGAATATCTTTGAGACTTTGTTCAAATTCATATTTTCTCAAATCATTCATTTTTCTCAGCTTATTGAGTTGCTTGAGGGTCAAACGAGTTTTGCGCAGGTTTCCAAGACGAGGAGCACTGTTGTCTTGTGCAATGTCTTGGAAAGCTTCTGGCGAACGCTGATATAACTCGTTAAGGATCATACTGTATTTATACGCTGCCGCCCGGAGTTGCTGGTGCTCCACCTGGGGCTGCTGCTGACATTGGTGCTCCGGCTGTGGTAGGTATACCCCCGGCTTCGCCTGGTGCCCCACCCGGTTGATCAATACCTGCTAGTTCTTCACCAGTGGTAATGTCAGATTCCATGCCTGCTGGAGTAACTCCAATACTGCGCAAATCTTGCCCCTGCGATGTTTCAAGTTCAGGCTTGCTGCGTTCTTCTTTCCAGAGTTTTGCATTTTCTGAAATCTCTTCTTCGGTGAGCCCAAGATAGCGTTTCATAAGAAAACGTTTGCTTAGGTACGGCAGCGGCTCCACTGATGTAAACGCACTGATACGTACTGTGTCCAACTCACTCTGGCGATAACTGGCAAAATTCTGCGGTGGATTAAACTTGATGTCAAACAAGCCACTGTCAATGTTAAATCCGCGCCAGGTCAAAAACATCTTGAATTCGTCGTCAAGTTTCTGGCAGATCAGCGCCTGTAACCGTTCGCAATATTGATTAAATCTGTACTCTTGAATCAGTGCAGTACCTACTTTACCGTCGTTCATTGCACGATCTGAGTCATCCGGCCCTGTGGGCAAATAGCTGCTGGGCACACATAGACCGCGGGCCATCTTGTTGTTGAAGTATTTTAAATCGTCAATTTCGCCTAGGTTTTGACCGCCAGGCAAAGTATCGACTGTGGATCCACGACCGTCAGCAGTCTGTGGGAAGAAGTAATCTTCGCCAACACTGAGTGGATTATAACTGGAATCCATCATGTTGCCGCCGCCACCTTGTACTGTGGGAATCCTGCGCTGATGCATTTCGTTTTTTACCCGTTCCACAAAGGCCATGGCCATGTGCGATGGCATGTTGCCCACATCAATCTTGAAGATTCTACGTTCTGGTGCACGTTGCACACGATAGATCAAGATCGAGTCTTCCAGTAATTCTTTTTGTTTGAAAACTTTGAAAATGTTTTCCAACACACTCTGCCCAAATGGCCAAAACGGATCTAAGCCTTCGTTCAAGCTGATGTGTACAATGTGCTTGGCATCCAAACAACTTTCATTCATGGCCCGGCTAAATCTGCTGCCACCACCACCAGCTCCACCTTGATTGGGCTGTGTGTAAGATAAGTTTGTTTGTGATCCACCGGTGGGCGGATTCACCATGTAATCTTGCGCAGTCTTTTGCGCAATGGTCATGCTTTGAAAGTTAGGATTAATATCCCTGATAATATATTGCTCGGGACGTTTGCCTTCGCTTTCATTGACAATTACCCGTGACACTTTGGTCATCTCAACCCAGTACATTTCAAACGTTTCTGGATCTCTCACAAACACTTGATCACCGTATTTGATGGAATTACGGAACAGTTTAAAGATACGTTGATCTAACTTATTGAGCTTGACCCATTGCTGCAACTGTTTTTTGATAATTTCTACTTCGTGATCTGTGGGTTTATCTTTGAATTTTATTTCAAATGGTGTGTCGTTGTGTTCGTTGAGCTGTGTGGAAAATTCACTGATGATATCCAAACATGCATTGATTTCACTGTCAGAATCCATGTTTTCATATTGATTATAACGCTCAATGCGATTGGGGTGACCAGTGTACACTTCGGGTAATCTGCTGGCATAGTTGCGAAAAGCAAACTCAGTCTGCGCAGCATAGTTGGAATTGCCATTGGTCAATGCGCCACTAATTGGACTCATCTGACCAGTTGTGTCAGCTACTTTGAAGAATTTTTTCCACGTCATAATGTAGTATTTACCGTTAGGCCCGTTGTACTTGCAGTAATTTACTGACCAAATCGTTTTGATCACGCTGCAGACTCACCATGTCAAGCAGTGCTGAAAGAAGATCGGTCCCACGGTCAGATGAACTTGTGCTAGAAGATGATGTGCGTTTTAACGCTTCAGAAAAACTTTCAATAATTTTTTCAGTATCAATAGCAATTGGAATGCTTTGGCCGTTGGGCAAGGGCAATATTGCTTCACGACCATGCATCACTGCAGCATAGCCAGTGCGTGGCCCTTCAAAAATTCCGCCATATCTGCCCTCAGGTACACTGGCGTGAAAATGCGGGCCTGTTGCCTGGCTGCTGGGATCATTGTATTCATCTTTAGCAACGCTGGCTCCCATGCTTTTTAACATATTAACTAATTTTTGACCTTCTTCACGAGTGGGTCTCTTGTTAAGAACAAAATCTACTGACAATCCTTGGGCATGTCCACTGTTAGGTATTTCCTCTCGATGAAAGTTGTCATTGAACCCAGTGAATCCAGTGAATCCAGGTATGTTGGATTTAATTTTTTGAGCCAACTCAATTAATTTGTCGGATACTTGCGCACCTTCTGCTTGCCGATCTCCCTTCTCCCCACCTTTGCCTGTTAGAGTCAAACCCAAGGCCGCTAGACTCTGATTGCTGTGTGCAGTATAACCCTTTCGTGCCGGGGCACCCGGCGCCGCTGCGGCTGTTGCTGCTGGCACTTTTGCTGGCGGAGTTCCTCCCCCGGCAGGTGCAGGTGCTGCTTCTGTGTCACCGTAAAACTTTTCTCGAAGACTCTTGCGGCGTGCTGCTTTTTGATCTTCAAGCCCGCGCTTGGCTTCGTTGATTCGTTCTTGCTCTTTTAATTTAGCCAACTGTGCAAGTTTATCTTGTTCGTATAATGCTTTGCCTTCTTTGCCTTGATACCTTAGAGCCTCATCCTCCCCAGAGATATTCATCTTTCCTGTTTTCTTAAAATCAGCAAGCGAATTTTTCATTGATTCTTGTTGCTGTGTTAGGGTCGCTGCGAGATCTTTGTCGTATGTGGGCTTATCCATTTTTAGGATATTATACTTGATATAGTCAATTATATCTTCAGCAACATCAGAAATATCAAGCATTGTGCCGGAAATAGATTTCCAAAGTTTGGACAATCCATTGGTCAGGCCAGTGGCTACATTAATAAACTTTTCAATCACGCCTTGTAGACTCTTTGCGGCCTCTTTTTGATTTCTAATTGTATTGACATTGCTATTGAGTTCTGCTTCTTTTGAGTGTATAGTAGCATTAACTGCGTTTCTTGAAGCAGTCAGTGCCTTGCCATAATCACCAGCAGCACCTGCTTGAAAATCATACATGTTAGACATCTTGCCAATGGTGCCGGTTAGATCAACATTTTGCTGCGCTAGTGTGTTCCAGGTTGGCAGCCCTGCTCCCACTGCCTTTTGTAATTGAGTCACTGCATCTGCTTCGCTGATCTTCCCTTGATTGACCAGTTGCTGTATTCTCAAAGCTTCACCGTTGGTCAGTCGATTCAAGGCCTGTGCTTCGGCAGTTTGTAACCCACTCACTGCCAGCTGTCTCATTCCCTTGGCAACCTCTTCCCCGGCCGGCCCCGCCGCTGTAAGTGCGGCATTGAATTTGGTCAGGCGTTCAACACCTTCAAAGTCCTTGTTGGCCCTCATTTCTTCAATTTTAGCACGATACTGCTGTTCGCTCAGTGCCGATCGTCGTTGTTGTTCAATTTCCTCGCGGCTTTTTCCAGATAATGCAGACAATGCTTCGGTTTCTACAATATATTTTCTAGCACTGGCTGCCAGTTGATCAAAGGTCTTGCCTTGGCTCATGCCAAGTCTTGAACTATAGTTGATATAGTTTAAGATGGATTGATTTTGATCTTCGGTGGAGAGTCCGAGTTTTAACAGCGGATCTCGGTACTGACTAAATGCATCCCCAATTCCGGCTGCGGCAGCGGTGCCCTGAGCCACTGTGCCTTTGAAGTATGCCAGGGTTTGGCTGTTCTTGGCAATCATTGCAACAAAGTCTTTGAGTCCTTCGTCGCCCTCGCCTAGGGTGTAATCAAAGTCCCTGGCTTGATTTCTTAATCCTTGCAACGATGCACCGGCTGCCCCGCCAACATCTGCTAGTTGTTTGTAGGCTTCAAATGTCTGTTGAGACATTTTGTTGGCCATGCCCAGAGCTTTGCCAAATGCTACTAACCCAAGAGCAATTGTTCCCCAAATTGGGCCGCCCAGCATTGCAAGCATAATTCCCATGGCAGTAGTTGTGGATTCAATTACTCCGTTGAATTCCGACAAACCTTGCTTGCCAGCGTAGGTTGATTTGGCTAAATCTTGAAATGACTTCCCCACCATACTGGCTGCGCTGGTGGTCTTTGCAGTGAAATCTTTTACTCCAACGCTGGCGTCGCGAACCTGTGCAGCAGTACTGGCGTGCATCTGCCCGTAGAGACGCATCTCCTCAGCTACTTGTCGGGCCAACTCTATTCGTTCTTGTTCAGTATAATCTGCCATGGTGCTCTCGTGAAATATAAGTACTTTATCTTATATTTATGGACATAAAAATGACCCAACCAACTAACCCTTTAAATCACTACTTTCGGCAGCCAGCCATTTACGTACAGTTACCCAGTGATGGACAATTTTGGCCACCGGGATCGCTGACAATGCCCGAAAATCATGAGCTACCTGTGCTGCCCATGACTGCAATTGATGAAATAACTTATCGCACTCCTGATGCACTGTTCAATGGCCAGGCTGTGGTTTCAGTTATACAGAGCTGTTGCCCAAGCATTAAAAATGCCTGGCATTGCCCGGTAGTGGATGTTGACACCATACTGACTGCCATTAGAATAGCCAGCTATGGACATGAGTTAGAACTCAGCACTGCCTGCCCGGACTGTCAGCATGAGGATGAATACACCATTGATCTTAGAACCATCCTGCAGAACTTGCGCATGCCCAATTATGATCAAACAGTGAGTCAGGGTGATCTTGAAATATACTTTGCACCAATTAGCTATCAACAGTTGCATACCACTACGTCAGCACAGTTCCAGGATCAAAAAACAATTCAGAATCTTAATGATGCCAATGTCCCCGAGGAAGAAAAAATAGAAATTCTAAAGGGTGCCATGACACAGATCACAGATCTAACTGTGAGAATGTTGGGGATGTCCATCAGCACGATCAAAACACCCAACGTCATGGTCACTGAAAAATCTCACATTGAAGATTTTTTAAGAAACTGCGATCGTAAAGTATTTCAAGAGATTAGAGATCATATTATAGATCTGCGCAAGGACAGTGATTTTAAGCCACTGACCATTAAATGTGGCAGTTGCGAACATGAGTATCAGCAATCATTTACATTAAACCAATCTAATTTTTTCGGCAACGCCTCTTAACTTCCGGTCCGGAAGAAATTGAGGCAATGATCACTACCATGGACACAGAGGCCGCGGATATACGGCGAGAAGCAGTTAGGATGAGCTGGTATATGCGTGGTGGGATGACTTACGAACAAATTTTAAATTTGAGCTGGGAAGAACGAGTCCAGATCAATGAATTGATCAAAGACAATCTTGAAACCACCAAGAAAACAAATTTACCATTCTTCTAATGGATTTTGAACAAGCCAAACTGGACATTGAGCAGTGGATCACGGACTTTGTTGAAAAGCCCAACCCTGCACTCAACAACTGGGCGCCGTGCCCGTATGCTCGTCAGGCCAGGTTAGCCAACACCATTGCCATTGTGCCAGGTAACGATCCCTACTTTGATTTGGTAAATCACTGGCGCTGGGGCATGCAAGGACGCGAGGTTGTGGCTCTTGTTTATGATCCCAAAACAGTCAGTGCTGGCCATATGGAAAACTGTGCTCGGATGGTACAGGTCAATTATCTTGACAACAAGAATATGTTGGCCCTAACTGATCATCCTGACTCGCCAGAAATCATCAACGGTGTTGCAATGAACCAAGGGCAATACGCACTGATATTCTTGCAAGACAAAACAAAACTAGAAGCAGCAGCACAACAGTTGGCTCACAAGGGCTACTATCAAAACTGGCCCGAAGATTATCTACAAGGCTTGTTTGCACATCGCCAGGACCCTAGACTGTGACTTATCAATTTGCCAGGATCAATCTTGACGAGACCAACTACACTGAATCAGTGGCGTGGCAATATCTCAAACCCACCCCCGAAATATGTCAGCAGTTAGATGACATCTACAGAACCTATTGCATTTACAAAAAGTTTGGATCTGTGATGCCGATGTTTCCAAGTCGGTATCGTGATCCAGGGTCCGACATCATTGGCTACTATGACGACAATAAGTTAGTGGCCTGGAGTTTGATACGCAGGTTTGATGATTGCAATGCCCTGTGCGATCAGTTTGCTTGGACATATCATCGTCCCGAACTGAGGCTGGGTATTGAAACAATGAAAACCGAATGTGCCATCTATCGGGCACGAGGTTTTGATTATTTGTATCTTGAGCAGGCACATCTGTACAAGAGCCAAATAGATGGATTTGAAATTTTGGGACCAATGACATAATGGACTTATACACTATATGGGCCGACAAACAAGGCGACATCTCTGATCTTGAGTGGGTCACCAACATGCGCAGCTTCTTTGATCATCTTGTGGAAGAAAACAAGATGGAAAGTTATAGAATTACACGTTGCAAGATGGGATTTAGATCAATCTCTGACATGCCCGAGTGGATGATCATCATGGAATTCACGGGCATGGCACAGATGGATGAAGCTTTTCGCCGAGTAGCACCACTCAAAGGTGAGCTTGAAGACAAGCATCGTAGCTTCAATCAGTTCGTATCAGGCAATATACAACACGCACTGTTTAGAGATTGGCCAGATGACATCTAAAGTAGTATGTGTTACCAGTTCAGCACCTGTGGGGGCTACATTTTTAGACTGGAGTTTGCATTGGCTCACCGGACATCACAAAGTCTACAATGTTGAGCAGCAGGCATGGATATCGTTGACAGACTCTCCCATTGACAACAACAATGCACATCAGCATTTAAAAAATCATCCAACTGGACACAGCGAATTTTTGTCGGCTCTAGCAGACTTACAACAAACAAACACCAAAACTTTTCACTCTTTTTATCCTGCGCCCATGCCACCAGAAATAGTCGCACTGGCACTGGGGTTCACAGAACAACGTATGCAGGATCCTCAAATCTGGCAGTATCTGTTGACCACCTGTGACATTGACTATGCCCAGATAATCCAATCTTGCAGTACATCCAATGTGCCTATGATCTATCTGTCACCGACTACGCCTAACTTGACTTATCATTCACTGGCCCTGAATCGAGCCAAGTATCAAACCAATGTTGGTCAAAGCATAGACTACCACGATGACATGTTCATAGCAGTTCACCAATGGTTCTTTGCCAATAAGATACGCAGCACAGATCCAATCTGGGATCAAAGAGAAATGCTGGCATTGAATCTGCAAGTTGACAAGTTCAATCCCAACAATGAGATGATAGACTTCTCCAATCCACATCTTTGGATCAACTGCGAAGAACTGTGGCATGATGGGGAATCTGTAGTGAGGAGATGTCTACAGTACATTGATGAATCTCTAATAGAAACCCAGATGGTACATTGGAGAGTGGTATATCAACAATGGCAACAAATACAACAGCAAATCTTAAAATTTTGTTATGAGCTAGATCACATTGTGATCGCCACAGTCAAGGGATGGTATTACCCATTGCGTCCATTGACTCTGTTACAAGAGGCAATCATTCAACATCGTTTGATTTATCAACACAACCTTAACATTCGTAATTGGCAACTTGAATCATTTCCTGACAATACTCAAAAGTTACATACATTGTTGGAGCCTAATCATCATGCTTTGAGAACTACTTCGTAGTTCTATTGATTTCACTGCGTTCATCAATGTACTGTCTTTAAAGATATCATCCAGATAAAGCAGTCACTCTTTGCCCAGGGCGGGCAAAGAAAAATGCGACATCATCCGAGTATCACAGTCACTAGCATTAGGGTGTTTAGCAGAGGCGGTTGTCCGGTACCTCCATCCCCGTCTTTATTACAACGGCGGTTTATCAACAAGATGCTAGTCCTTGCCAACAAACGTGCTTGATCGCTCAAGCGTCTTTTTTGCCTTTTGTCCTTTTCAAACAACTAAATCGCGGCGTTTGCGATCTTCATCCTTTCGGGTAGTAGTTGAGTGCTCACTAGCGCGGTGAGTCTTCCGTCCCTGTGATCTGAGATCCAGGTCTAGGGCACACGATGTTGGCCTGTGCTAGCCTTAGTTGCTTAGTTTGCCTTTGATATGCGAGCCATGGACGCGAACTTGAATATGACCATTATAGTAGTCATCTGATTCCAGCACACGTCTTGAGAATTGTTCACGAGCCTCTATATAACTGCATTCCGATTTGGTTTTGCAATAATACAATATTTCGCGGGAGAAGTTTTCTATGCCTAGTTGTTCTATGTCTTTGGAGAGTTCGGGTGATGAGCCATAATATGTTTGCCAGTCTGAATCTATTGTACCTCTGATTTTCTTGCGCTTTTTGTTACCGTTTTTAAGTTTAACCACTCGATAAGTTGTTCGTTTAAATCTTGCCAGTTTTTTACCAATATACTTCCTGCCGGTTGTGTTGTTTGTGATCAAATACACAAATCCTGCACAATCTTCAGGAAGCGATTCTACTACAAGAGATTCAAATAGCCATGACATACAGCATAATTTATCCCTTTACCACTGAGTTGCATATTCTTCTGTGACCACAGCAGCAGCACATTTGGTTTGACATTCAATCCAACCATAGGTCTGGAACTCATTTTGCCAGAAATTGTCAGCGAGAACTTGCTGTAAATCCTGTGTGTGCAGATTGTATTTTTGCCCCAACCGCTGCCAGGGTTGGTTGTGTTCATAGCGATTGGCCACCCAACAGCAAGGGTAAAAGTTACCCTGTGCGCTGATATAGAGGCCTTTATTGCCAATTGAGCACAGAGGTCTCACATTATTTTGTACTTGACTGTCTGTGTAAAGTTTGCGATTAACGGACCAAATCGCAGTGCTACGGCCTGTAAAATCAGTGACCTCACGTTCAAAACGCAAGGTATTGCTGATCAATTCGTCCCGGGGCTGCAGGGTGTCCACAGGTCCGTAACTGGGGTAGATTTTATAGAACTTGGTGCTGCGTGTCAACTGAAACCGATCCATGCCCAACTGTTGGGCTTGATCTTTCATCTGTTCCAAATGCTGCTCGTTGAATGAAAACGCAATTGCGGCCCAGACAATTTGACATTTGCTTGCTGCTCGCAGTGCCTGGACGCCGGCTATGATGCTGTGGTAGTTGCTGTTGACACGATATTGATTGTTGGATGCATCGTTGTATCCATCAATGCTGAAATGTACGCTGTCCTGGATATCCAACAATCTTCCCAGCTCTTGCCACCAGTCTGGATCTTTGTAACTACCATTGGTGACAATCACAATTTCAATAGTGGGTTTGGTATTCTTGAAATATTTGATAACTTCCAGCAAATCATGTGCATAGATGGGATCACCATCATCGCCACAGAATGTAAGTTTTTCTACATGGTGCTGAATGAATGATTCAGGGAAATTTTGCCAGAAGAATTCTAAACTCAGTTCGGTATTTTTAAATCCATCAGGTACTTCTTGCCGAGCGCAACGAGGGCACCGCAATGTACACTTGCTGGATATTTCAATATGCCAGTGCCAAAGTGCTAGACTCATACTGTTTCAACGTCCGTGTTATATTCTGTAAAACCGTTGCTTTTGACAACCTTGAGAATGTTCTCAACTCGTCCGGCAAGTTCATCACGATGCGACACCAACCAAATACTTTTATTGCGTTCACGACTCATCTTCTTCAGCAATGCAAGACTGCTTTCAACACCTTGAGTGTCCATGCCTGAGTCAATCATCTCATCAATAAACAACAAGTTGATAGGACGATACAAACTTTCCCAGACATCACGGAATGCCCAACTCATACTGAGTATGAGACGATTGCGTTCACCACGACTTAAATTATCAAAGTCAAGTTCACGTCCTAGTTCTTCAATTTGCACAGTGAGATCGTTTTGAAACACCACTGTATGCGGTAACCCAATCCTGTCAAGATAGTGTGTGAGTCTAGCATTGAGATAGCTGAGATTTTGTTCAATGATCTTCTTGCGTATGAATGAATCCTTCTGCGTCAACAACTTCAACAAAAATTCTTGATGATCCTGCAACCGGGTGAGTTCGTTCAATGCGTCATACTCAACGGTCTGTACTGCCTGTGCAGTCATGTCAGCAATTTGATCAACATAAGGATCAACTTCGTTTTGTTTGGACATGAGCTGACTCAACACATGTGCCATGCTTGAACGATGTTCATAGGCGTCGGATTCTTGATCATAAAACACACGGGGCTGAGTGCCTAGCTCTCCCAACTCTTGCAATGTGTCAGTATGTTCCATCCATTGACCGTTTGTAGACAGGGCCTGCATTGCAGCCTCAGACAATGCTTTTCTTTTGGCTTCTAATACTTGTTCGTGTTTGCTGTCATGAAATGCCTGCCCACAACTGTGGCAAGTGTGTTGTTCAAGGCTGGCAATTTCCAACTCTATCTTGGCAATTTCTTTCTTTTCCCTGGCTTCATCTAATTCACAGCGTTTGATCCAGGCTGTGAGATCGGCTATGGCTTTTTTCTTGATGTTGTATTCAGTGAGTGCTTGATGCGCTTGTAATTCGGCTTCGATGTCAACTTTACCAAGTTCATCGTAGGCTAGCTGAAATGCAGCAATGTCCTCGTCGCGTTTCTTTTGCCAGAGTGTTTGTCTGCGTTGAGCCGCAGCAATTTGTTCTTCAATGCGTTTATTGGCTTCTTGTACAGCACGTATTCTAAATTCTTCTTGCTGGATAGCATCTTTGGTTTGTTTGTTGAGTTCTTTGATGCGATCAGCACGTTCACTCAGCAATGTAATGCCCAGCAACTGTTCAATGATCACACGTTGATCATTGGCCTTGAGACTTAAAAACGGTTCAGTGTAAGTATTCAATGCCACAACATGACGAAACATATCATGACTCAGTCCCAGCAGCCGCTCTATGACGTCCTGGGTTTCTCGCGAATCACCTTGTGCTTCATCATCAGCAGTGGTCTGTTCGTTGTCAACATAAAATTTTAGGATATTGGGCTTGCGACCACGTTCAACACGATAGGTCTTGCCATCAAGATCAAAGTCCAAACTCACCAACATGTTTTTACCGTTGGTTTTGTTGATGAGATTGTCTTTGCGAATGTTGGTCAGTGCCTGCCCATACAAGGCAAAACTCAAGGCATTGATGATAGTGGTTTTACCGGTACCGTTTCTGGACCCGTCACCACCCAGATCAAGATTTTCTCCCAGCACCAAGGTGAGATCACGACGATCAAAGTCAACCGCTTGCGTGGCATTGCCCACACTCATGAAGTTTTTAACGGTTAAATTCTTTATGTTAATCAACTGTGGTTCCTTATTATAACAGTTATTGTACAGTATATGTGACACAAGAACTATTTTTTTCTAACTTATCTATTAAAAATTTAGAAAAAAATTCGTGTGCCAATTGTCCAGGGTGCCCGTGTTGGCGATATAACTGGTAGTCCTTGGGATGAAACCCATGTGCCAGCACATACGTGCCAAAACTAAATTGCCAAGGATCAACGAAACTAGGATCCTGGCGTATTTCTTCTACCAATGTGGACAGGAAAGGGGAATCGTATCCCACAGCATCTGCAGCAGGCAGCACATCAACGTTTGAAAATATCAACAAATTTATGTTGTGTTGTTTTGCCCACCCTGATAGCATCAATAAGTTCGTCAATAGATTTGAAATCTCAGCTTCGGGTGAATAGTGTATCAGCCAGTTTTTGTAGTAATCTCGCACTGCAGGATCAGTCATGAGATGTATGTTGGGTACACGGGTATCAATTAGGCCCTTGAGACTCCAGTCAATTTTTTGATGATCAACACAGATGGAATGAAAATGTCCATCGTTTCTTTGAGCTGGCAGGTCTGACTGCCAGAGTTCGACTCTTGAAATAAAAGATAATCCAACCAATGCCGTGATGTCATGATGTTGTTTTTTTAATTCTAACAAATCTCGCAAGGTAGTGCGTATGATGCGTTGATTGCAGCTATTCATCAGCCCGTGATTGACCACTGACGCTTTGAAATGCTCACTGACATAGTCGGCGTAAGTGGGATGTTCTTGTGGAGCACCAAAGCTACAAGAATTGCTGTATACGACCATGTTATAGTTCTTGATATATTTTTAACAGTAGTTTAGAATCATAGAATTCAGATTCAATGTTGGTGAGTTGATCTGTGACAATTTGATCCACTGACTCAAATCTTATTTCTCCTGGTGCCATGTCAACATCTATGGCAGCACTCTTGTTGGGAATTAACGCCATCTCACGCAGGTGATAGTCTTTGATAAATGTTTCTTTGATAAAGTTTGCTTCTTCATAGCTGATGTCTATGTCAAGCTCAACTCTAACATGCATATTCTTGGCCAATACTGTTGGCGCATTGTCAATGACATCTGACAGTCTCAACACACGATACCGAGGTTGATCAGGCCAAGCATGATACACAGGTTCTTTGCCCCAGTCAATGATCATTGCACCGCGCTCGTCATCATAATTGTCGGCAAAGTTGTGCGGAAAGCAGTTGCCAATGTAGGTGATATTTTTATAAGTCTGACGTTTGTGGAAGTGGCCAGAGAACACATGTCCAATGCCACCAAAGTCTTCACGTTTGATATCTCCATGATCCGGCATTTCTACCATGGCATTCATTTTAAAATGCGGTAGTTCAAAATGTCCAAACATGTACTTGGCTGATAATTTTGGTATGCGTTTGTAGTCTTCGCCTACTAACCAAGGGGCCACAATAACATCACCGCTGTGTAACCAATCATTACAAATGACCACATTCGGTAAATGTTTAGCCCACTCAACACTTTGGACATCACGTCGGTCACGATAATATAAGTCATGATTGCCAGGAATGAAAAACACACGATCGAAGTTGTCGTTGAGATGTTCCAGAGCACGGAGACTATAGTTAAGAGTGACAATATTGATACTAGCGCGGTGATTATGCCAATCTCCAAGAAACATAGCTGTTTCACAGTTGTTTTCCTTTGCTAGTTTGGTTGCCCACTTGACAAAAGCCAAACAGTCATCATTGTGGGTTTGACTGTTTGACTTTAGTCCAAAGTGGATGTCAGTGAATACTACTGCTTTTTTAAATAAGTTGGCCATATGACAACATTATACTAGTCGTCCTGTGGCATTGCAACCGGAATGGACATCACTGCTCCGGGACTTTTGCCGGAATTTTGTCTAGTCCAACTTGGATTCAATCCGTTCATCTCTAAGATGTCATCACGTATGTTTTGCATTTTCTTTTCAATGTTCAAGATACGAGTAAAGCTGTTGGTAATGGCAGCAGTGTAGTAGGCAAAAGGATTCTGTGACTTTGACTCATCAAACTGTAGGCCAATCTGACTGAGTTGTAACAAGGCTTGGCCACGCATTTCTTCGTTGTAGGTATAACCACGCCAGTTACTACGGGTGGCATAACGTTCACACAGTTTCATAAACATCAAGGCCAGCTTCTTGGTCATTTGCCCGTGTTCTTTGCAGAACTCGCCTGTGGCCAGATCACCTCGCCAGTGCGACTTGCCCACAACAAATGGTTGTTTGTTCCCGTCAATTCTGTAGTGCCAGAACGGAGGAAAATTAACACGTATATAGGCCATGTCCAACACTGGCTCGTCTACTAGATCATCGGCCGTAGGCTCGTCTACGATTTCAAACAGTTCTTCCAGGCTGGCTTTCTTTGCTGCTGCCTTGGTGATTTTTTTGGGAGCTTTGGGCACATGATCCCAGGTTGTGATTCTAAAAACCAAATCAGTGTTGGGTATTTTTTTTGGATCAACTATTGTACCGGTGTCACGTTTGATGCGATCTGCACGATTGCGACGAGCTTCGGCCACAGTCTTTTGATTGATTTTTGTCACACTGGGCAGGATCATATCAAACTGATGATCAGTTGCCGGATCAACAAACGAGCAGTAAGTGTTTTTTGAAAAATGTATTTCTTTGAGTATGTCGCGATTGTTTAGATAGTTGACGCGGGGCGCCGTACGTGGGATAGTTACAGACACAGATGTTCTCCTAATTGTGTACTTATTGTAGCATTTTTACAACAAAAGTCAACCATTTCTTAAACATAGCCGTTTATTTTTTGATTAAATACACAAACAGGAACAACTATGCCTTTTATCAGTGAAAACGGCCAGACTAAGTTTGTAAGCCAAGCAGAATTTGAAGCGTTTAATACAGCGCAAGGGATACCAAATCCTCCGCGTCGTGGTAGATCAACCTCGGACTCGGCCACAGCGCCAGCTGGCGGCTCAGTCACAGACTTGTCAAGCCCCAACAACAATCTCACTGGCCCAGAACGTCGTGCGCTGGTAGCAAAGCAACAAGCGCAAGTGGAATCTGAACTTGCTTCAGTGGACGCGACCCTGGCCCAGGCCAACACAGGAAAAATAAGTCTCAGCCCTGAAGATGTTGCCAAGTTAGAGGCCAGAAAAAATCAGCTTGGTGACAATTTTAACAAACTTGACAGTGGACAACCGGTCACCGATGGGTCTTTGGAAGGTGGGCGTGCAGCACAAAAGATTTTAAATCCCAATACATCAAACACTTCCCCAGACCAGCCACTGCCAACTACGTCAGAAAAAACAGCCAACAACAGCAATGTAGATCCCAACGCTGGATTTGTTCCTCAGTCCAACCGAACCGGCGCAGTACCCACACCTGAGTTTGAGGTGAGGCCGCTGGCACCCACCGAAGACGATGCTATCAACCAAGCAGTAAACGAAGCTCGGGCAAGGCAACAAGTGCCAACAAGTGAGATAGCGCAGTCGCCTCCGGAATTCACGGGGAACATACTAACTTCTCCAGCACAGTTTGTTCCCTCTTATAACTTTGCTGACAATGCACCACTTGAGCAAGCTCCAGAAAGCCAGTCTGGTGCAGTTTTCAACTCCGACGGTCAGGTTGTTGGTTATAGATCTCGCGGCATTATTGAAACTATCACACGTGATGCGCCCGATCAACCAGTGAGCGTAGATCCAGGTGCTGCTGCAAGAGCGTTGGCAACACCGGGCGTTTTTGTAAACGAGCCTGACCCAGTTGCTGATACCAATGCCTTGGGAGTGTCAACACAATTCACCGGAGTTAATCAATTCCAACAAGGTGTACCTGCTGACGATCCACTCAGTGGTATAGCTGACGAAAACGAACAACGAGACAAAGAGTCTGTGATTGGTGGCTCGCTGCGAACTGCAGCCACTTCACAAGAAAACCCTTTTACCAACCCCTATGGTGACAGACCTGAGCCCAGTGTTGATCAAATCAACACTGGTCCGGTATCTCCAGCAGACGGCGGTACAGGTTACGTTCAAGGCTTTGGCACCAACCCAGAATTCATAAACACTGATCCCAATAATCTGTTTGCTGCCAATCAGCAACAGCTAAAAGACGAGGCTCGTAACCAACAGGCCTTGCGTGAACAGAAGTCAGGATTCAACGACAAAGATTGGCGAGTCAGACTTGCTTTGTCGCAGCAGGCACAGTACCTATACAAAGTGGCAGCACCTGGTGAGATACTTTACCCATTGAACATTACCAACGGAGTGATATTTCCCTACACTCCGGCAATACAGACCAGTTACCGAGCCAACTATGACAAGTATGACATGACTCACAGCAATATGCGTGGGTTGTTTTATAAAAACTCCAGTCCTGGTGAAATATCAATCACCGCAACATTTACAGCACAAGATACCAACGAAGCCAATTACCTGTTGGCTGTGATACATTTTTTCAAGAGTGCCACAAAGATGTTTTATGGACAAGATGCACAGGCTGGCACACCGCCACCGATCCTATACCTGTCAGGGCATGGACAATATCAATACCATTTGCATCCCTGTGTTTTGGAGAGTTTTAATTACAATCTCCCAGCAGATGTTGACTACATACGAGCAGGCAGTGTAACTGTCACCAACACCAATTTGATTACTCGCAGAGATCGTCAAAGCAATACACCCACTAGCACATCGCCAATTTATTCGGCGATATCTAGATTAAAAACTATTTTTACGCCCAAAGGCGCATTGCCGCAGGCCAAGGCAATGTCCTCATTTGACACTGCTGGAAATTCAACTGAGTTAGGTGGCAACAATTCAACTTACGTGCCAACACATATGGAAATACAATTGACATTGATACCAATACAGAGCCGTAGTCAGATGAGCAAACAGTTCAGTGTAAGAGAATTTGCACAAGGTAAGCTATTGCGCGGAGGATTCTGGTAATGCCAACATATTCAGCTACGAGCCCATATTACAACACAGGATATACACAATACTATCTTGATCTCATGATCAATCGTCCCATACCCAAAGAGAGCGATGATTTGCTGATGAGGATCAACACAGTGTACGAATATAGGCCAGACTTGTTGGCCTATGACTTGTATGAAACTCCTTCATTGTGGTGGGTGTTCTATCAACGCAACCCCAACACACTTGCAGCGCCGCCCTTGGATTTCAAAGTTGGTGTGGAAATTTATCTTCCAAAGATTACAACGCTGCGTTCAGTGCTGGGGTTCTAACATATGGCTTTTACATTTGAACAGGATTCAGGTACAGGCGGTTGGAAAGTCATTAATGATGCCACAGGCAAGATTTATTATGGATTTGACCCATTAGGGGCTGCAAATGACGCTATTAGATCGCTGCCTAATCTCCTGCCTAGCGAAAAAGCAGCATTACAGGAACAAGCTAGATCCATAGAAGCACAACTACGCCAACAAAACAAAGCTCAAAGTGCCGGCGAAGAAGTCAAACAATCAGGTGAGGCAAGTGTTACAAATCCACCACAACCCACACAAGTGCTGGAGCCCGACGGCAGAATCAATCGCAATGATCTCCCCGACTCAGGCAGCACTGCCGACAAACCCAAAACCAATGACACTTCTGCAGATGCAGGCTTGGCCAGTGAAACCAAACCTATCACAGCAACACAGGCAGTCAATAACCCACCCGGCCAAGGATCTCAACTGTTGGATCCCAATACTCAGCAGGCCAATCAAGGCAACGATGCAAAACCAACATCCAGTTACGGCCCAGGTGTGGGACAAGGCAATGATGATGCCAGTCCCACAAAAAATGCCACACGACAGGACATTGAACTCAGCTTCCAAGAAAATATTGAACCACAACCAAATGTACTAGATGACTATGCCAGTTACACCTATCAGATTTCTTTGTATTTGTTGAACACTGATGACTATAGAAAATTAATTCAAAGCGGACGTAATGAAAATATTGCCGCTGGTGATACTGGGATTGATGGTGGGCAACTGTTGATACAAAGCGGTGGTGCACAAAATGTAAGTGACATTACAGCCACAGTCAATGGTCAAACTTCTACAGTACGAAGTAGGAATCCTTATTTCACGCTTGATTACTATATTGACAGTCTGTCAATAAAAAATGTGTTGCCCGGCAAAGGCACTGGTATGGCCAGTGCCAGCACCAACCTTAAAATGACAGTAATTGAACCCAATGGAATAAGTTTAATTGATAATCTCAAAGACGCGGTACAGGCGTATGCAGGACTACAGGCATTTAGTTCGGCTATCTATTGTTTGGTGGTACGGTTTCGTGGATACGATGCAGATGGAAACCCAGTGTTGGTGGGCAAGAGTGACAGTGGTGGGTCAAAAACAGATCCGTACTCTATTGTAATCAAATACATTCCGTTCGGTATAACAGATATTAAATTCTCCGTCAGCAACAAATTGAGCACCTATGAAATAAACGGGGCTGCTATACCTTACTTGTTTAGGCTCAGACAAACAATTCCTTATGATGTAGAAATTACTGGTAGTACAGTGAGTGAAATGCTGGGAGGACAAAAAATAACCACCAGCAACTCCGAGGGTGTCAGGAATAATACCACCAGTCAGGCCAGCGGCGGCAAAAAAACTTCAACCAGTCCACGATCGCCAGGAACCGGCGCCAGTGGTTTTCCATTAAAGGGCGATGATCCCAGTAAAACAAACACCACAGTCAATGCCGCACCGTCAATAGATGCGCCAGGCACTGCAGCGTCAGCTCCACAAGGTACCAATACCAAAGCACGGGGGTTAATGCAGGCCATGAATGAATTTCAGGCCAACTTGGTAAAACAAGGCATCTACACCAAGCCTGACGAATTTGTGATTGAATTTGCCAACAACAGTATTGCCAATGCCACAATAAAGAAACCTGGGGATTTGGCCATTGACTTTACTCCCATGGACAACAGTGCAGGGGCTAGAAAATTAGATAGTGCTTTGAATCAGATGACTCCGTCACAGAGAAATTTTGGAATACGTCCCGGGCAAAGCATAATTCAAGCCATTGAAATGACTGTGCGTAACAGCAGTTATATCATAGACCAGCAACTTAAAATTGTTGATGAAGAAACACAACAGGAAAAACCCAACGGCACTCCTATAAAGAATTTTGCTTGGTTTAAAATATCAGTCAAAGCTGAACCCATTGGTACCCAGATAGATCCCAAGCGTGGTGATTATCCTTACAGATTTACTTTCATGGTCAGCATCTACGAAGTAAAATCCTTGATAAGTGCTTGGTTTCCACGTACACGGTTTCGTGGTGTGCATAAAAGCTACCCCTATTGGTTCACTGGACAGAATACCGCAGTGTTGGACTATCAACAAAATTTTGACAATCTCTATTATACAGTGGTGAGTGGATCAGCTGAGCAACTAGCAACACAGGTTACCAGTAATCTCACTGACATACCAAGGTTTGTTTATCAACCCGCCAGTGGGCAAAGTTCACAAGGTGCACAAGGTAAATCCAACGAACCAGCAGCCAACGCCGCAGATTATCTTTACAGCCCAGGTGACATTGGCAAAGTCAAAATAAAAATTCTTGGTGATCCGGCTTGGATAGCACAGGGTGAGATATTCCGTGGCAACGACCCACGCACATTTAGTTTCAGTGCATTTAATCCTGATGGCACAATAAATCTTGAATCACAAGAAATCTTGTTTGAAATCGTCTGGCAGCGTCCAGTTGATTATGACATTGATGGCACTGGGCTAATGGACCCAAATTTTATTTCTAATATTGGCAGAATTTAATCATGGCGATAAAAGAAAACCGAGCATTGAGAGATAAACGCAATGCTCTAGTAGACGAATTGGGCAAGATTAATGACCAATACAATACTTTGCGCGAAGATGTACTCAGCGGTGATCAACCACGAGCCGCCGCAGCCCTAGGCCCTCTGGAATCACTTGGCACGCAATTGGCAGCACTTTCACTGCAAGTGCGCAATGTTCAAGTAGACAACAGTACAGGAAATGATTTTGATCCCAAGTTGGCTCGAAGCCTAGAGGCATTAATTGACTTGGTTATTGATACACAAAATAACACGGCAATTGCAAAAAGTCTAGCAAACAAGGCCGTGAGAATCGGCGCCACACAAAACAACACACAAAGTGCCGGCGAAGAAGTCAAACAATCAGGCGATGCTGGCGTTACAAATCCAGCACCGCCCACACAGACTTTTACCAGTCCAGACGCTGCCACCACCACTGCCACACAACCAGATCCAGTGGTCGCTGTGTCTAACAGCAACACACCTGCTATTGGTGTTAGTTCCAGCCCTAGTCCAGACACTGCTGCAACAACACAAGCCAATGCTGAAGAGGCAGTGGACCAAACAAACGCATTACCTGAACAGTTCAGCACTGCTAACCGTGGTGCCACACAACAGAGTTATGTATTTTACGCCACAGAAATAACTAGCGAGTTCCGTCAAGGGAAATTTGAACAAACTCTAGAGGGATGTCTTTATATTTTCCCAAGGCCAAAAACCTCACAAGTTGTAGACTCCCCAGTTAGAGCTGCTGACCTTGGTAGCCAAAGTTTTGGATTGACTCCCAATAACAATACGCCTCGGGTCAATCCAACCAATAAAAAAGTAGCCTCGGCACAGGATGCAAGAAAAGCTACCATAGCCAGTCAGACGTTTCCTTTAAAAGACATAGTGGCACCTACCAACGTACGGGTCACTGCACAAGACAACACCCCAGATTCTAGATTTTTTGGCTTTTAGTATAATGCATAGAGGATAACATGGCAGATAACGTTTACACCACACATGGCAGACCCAAGGGATATAAATTTGATCGCGGTGGCGTGCCAGCGGAGATGGGACCTTATGTTGGCGAGGTAATGAATAATGTTGACAGCATTCGTTCGGGCCGCTTACAGGTTTATATTGAACAATTTTCAGGCGGTGATAAAACCAACAGCAAACTCTGGCGCACAGTGCGATACTTGCCGCCATTCTATGGGATAACACAAAAACCCAACGGTGGCGCTGCCGGCAATGGTACCTACACCAGCAATCAACACACCTATGGGATGTGGTTCACACCACCTGACATTGGGGTAAGAGTGATGTGCTTTTTTGTAGCAGGCGATCCGTCGCAGGGCTACTATCTTGGATGTATCCCTGAGCCTGGCGTGAGTCATATGATTCCGGCTATAGGTTCTGCCCCCAAAGGACAATATATTCCTGGCAACAAAACACAGGCCAAATACACTGAAACATCACCGCAGCAGCCAGTGACAGAAATCAACGCCAAGAGCAATTCAATCATCAGCAATCCTAGATTCTTTGATTCGCCTAAACCTATTCATGCTGTGATAGCCGGCACATTTTTCCAACAAGGACTTGACAAAGATCCTGAACGTGGTCCAACTAATAGTAGTTCACAGCGTGAAAGCCCCAGCGCAGTATATGGAATTTCAACGCCAGGTCGACCGGTATATCAAAGCGGAGTTGGCCCAAATGAAATTCGCAAAGCCTTGATGGCGAACAAACTCAGTCCAGCAGATGTAACGGTGATTGCACGTCAAGGTGGACATACCGTTGTCATGGACGATGGTGACCTAGAGAATCAAAATGCCATGATTCGCCTGCGCACCAGCAAAGGACATCAGATCACCATGAGTGACGATGGCAACTTCTTTTATATTGTGCATGCCAATGGGCTGACTTGGATCGAACTGGGCGTAGAAGGCACTGTGGATGTGTTCAGCACAAACTCTGTGAACATTAGAACACAGGGCACTATTAATTTACATGCTGACAAAGACATCAACATGTTTGCCGGAGAGAAGATCAATATCAAAGCAAAAATAAATGTTGGGGTGGAAAGCGATCAAACCATTACCACATTTAGTCAAGGAAAAACCACACTGTACAGCAAAGCTCAATTGGGCATACGAGCTGATGGATCTCTAGCACTCAAAGGTGCAGGAGGTAGTTTTGATGGCGGTGGAGCATTGAAACTCAAAGGTGGCCGCATTGATCTCAACGGCGGCGGTGCAGACGATGTGTCACCGGCTAAAATCATGACAAAGTACACCATGGACGACACAAAGTTTGATGTGTCAACTGGTTGGCAAGTGGAAATCAATAAATTACAAAGTGTTGTGACACGAGCTCCCACACACGAGCCTTGGCCTTATCATAACAAAGGAGTGGCTGTTGCAGTGACTATTGGCGAAGGCGTCAGTCCTCCACCTGCTGCTGTGCCGATACCAGAAAACGTTTCCATTACAAAGAACTAGCCATGGCAGATACAGCTGATAACAAATTGGTTTACACCGGAGACGACCCCATAGTCTGGAATCGGGTCAATAAGCTACGACTGGAACAAGGATTACCAGGTCTAACTCAGATAGGCCTCCCAAGACCCGTGGATGATGGTAAATCTTTCAGCAGCCCTTATTCACAATATACTCCCGCAACCAGTGCAGCCACGGGATCAGGATCTAAGTTTACTTTTAATTTTGGTGGGGAAAATTTTACAGTCAATGCACCCACCGGCACCACCGAAGCGCAGGCACGAGCAATTTTTGATCAGCAGGCCAGTACCGGAAGCCTTACTGGTTTAAAATCCGGGCAAACATTGGATGCTGCCAAACAATTTGCTGGAGGGTTGCTCAAAGCAGCCAGCCAACTCAATGTTTCACAATTGGCCAGTGGCCTAAGTGGATTATCCAGTGGTATAGGCGGCGGTATAAGCAGTGCCCTAGGAGCAGTGACACGGTTCACTGGAGGCGCAACTGGGGGAATAACCAGTGCCCTAGGAGCCGCGTCAAAGCTCACTGGTATACCCATCAAGAACCCCATGAATGTTGCTGATTTTGTCAAAGTTGGAGTTGGATCGGTCAAAGAAATAGGTGCACTAAGCAGCACACAAGTACAAGGTCTCTTGGGGCAGGCAGCAGCTAGTACCAAACAATCAGTTTCTGATTATAGCCTAGACAAAGGCATAGGACAGTATGGCATTAACCCGGCACAGTTGGAACAAACAGGATATTTAAAACCCGGAACACTAGCACAGTACACCAAGAATGCACAAGTAACACAGGCTGACATTGACGAAGCTCAACGAGTCAATGTATCAGGTGGCAGCACCACACCAGCACTCATTGCTTCAAATCGCAAAATCAAAGACGTGTTGAATGTTAGCGGTGTTTGGACTGGCAAAGGAGGTGTTAGTAATTTGACTTCTCTAGTAGGCGACTCCACCAAGCAACTGTCAGTGCAATCTAACATAATGGAAACCGGATATAAATCGTTGGAGAAAGCCGGAGTTATCACCGCCAGTACTGCCAAGGATGCAATAGGTGGCCTGGTACAATCAGCCGGAAAGGTCGGAGCTGCATTGACTGCTGCCTGGAGCAAAGGAACAGCACCAGCTGGCTCTGTTGATGCAATCAACAACTTGGCCAAGCAGGGCCTCACTGCAGTAAATTTTACAGATTTTAAATTACCTGCTGGCGCATCAGGTGAGCAAGTGGCCACTGGTGTAACAAACACTGTGAACCGCAAAGTGTTGAATCAATCAGTGGTGGCATTTATTGGTGATGCCAAAGTACCTGTGATAGATTATGGACAGGAATCTCTAACTAACCTCACCCAAGGGGTTGGGAGCTTTCTACCAAGTTTTGACGGCAACCTACAGAGTCTTGGCGGTTCTGTTGGTGCTGCTCTTTCAAGTAGTACATCTGATGAAAAGTTGATCTATACTGGTAATGATACAATAGTTTGGGATAGAATCAATCGTGAAAGACTACGACGTGGACTCTCGGGGTTGGCTGAGATAGGTTATCCAAGGCCCAAAGATGATGGCAAACCCTCCTCGCAATATCGGTAAATAAAATTATGACAACATTCATTGGCTATAACACCATTAACCAATTCAAAAAGTTTACCTTGGTAGATCGGGATCTCATCAAGCGTGATCTTCTCAACGCCTTTAACATACGCCAAGGTGAGCTAGTGGGTAGACCTGCGTATGGTAGTGCAATCTTTGATTTCTTGTTTGAACCACAGACTCTTGAAACCGAAATCGCCATGAAAAATGAAATACAACGTGTGGCCGGCGGCGATCCCAGGCTCACTGTGGCCAATGTCTACACCTATCCGCAGGAAAATGGTATCTTATTTGAACTGCAAATACAAATAGTGTCCAGCTCCAACGCCGAAATACTCTCTATATTCTTTGATCAAGAAACACGCCGGGCTAGTTACATATAACTGCGCGGTTTTCCGGGCCATAAATACATAATAATATATTACTATGGCTAAAACTACCAGACAAACAGTTATTTTTGGGGTCGAGGACTGGAAACAGATCTATCAGACCTATCGCGAAGCTGACTTCCAAAGCTACGATTTTGAGACTCTACGCAAGAGTTTCGTAGACTACTTGCGTTTGTATTATCCTGAAACTTTTAATGATTATATTGAAAGTTCGGAGTTTATTGCACTGCTAGATGTCATTGCTTTCATGGGACAAGCGTTAGCTTTCCGATCCGACTTAAATGCCCGTGAAAACTATATAGACACAGCCGAGCGTCGTGATTCTGTCAATCGGCTAGCCGGTTTGGTCAGTTACACTGCCAAACGCAATACCGCAGCACAAGGCCTGGTCAAAGTCACTGCAGTGTCTACCACGGAAAACATCACAGATTACAACGGCGTAGATTTGGCCAATATCACTGTGAACTGGAATGATCCCACAAACACAGACTGGTTTGAGCAGTTTACTTCTATTGTCAATGCAGCGTTGATCAACAGTCAACGCTACGGTAATCCCGGAAGCAATCAAACAATCATCAACGTTAAAACAGACGAATATACGTTGAATCTAGTACAAGGGTATTTGCCTGTGATTCCTTACACTGCCACAGTGGACGGAGTTAACATGCCGTTTGAAGCAGTCAATGCTACATCTTCGGGTCGAACATATTTGTATGAACCTGCTCCCCTGCCCAATGGTGCGTTTAACATCTTGTATCGTAACGATCAACTGGGCTTTGGTTCCAACAACACTGGATTTTTCTTTTTGTTCAAACAAGGATCGTTGCAGTCTGCAGATTTTAATCTAGCAGAAAAAGTCAGCAATCGTGTAGTTGCCATCAACATTGATGGTATCAACAACGAAGACCGTTGGTTGTTCCAACTTGATGACATTGGCACAGTTCAGTCTGAATGGTTGTACACTGAATCAGTTTATACTGCTGCTGCCGAACAGAGCACAACCGGACTGCGTAAAATTTATTCAACACAGAGTCGTAGCAATGATCAGATTTCTCTGACATTTGGTGATGGAGTGTTCTCTGCTATTCCGGTGGGACTATTCCGCGCCTATGTTAGATCATCAAACGGACTTGAATACATCATCAACCCCGAGGAAATGCAGAGCATTGTTTTACCAATCAGCTATGTGAGCCGTACTGGTCGAATTGAAACACTGACATTTACTGTAAATCTACAAACACCAGTAAGCAATGCACAGGTGCGAGAATCTATTGATGAGATCAAGCAACGTGCGCCTGCTCGTTATTACACACAGAATCGTATGGTCAACGGCGAAGATTACAATCTGTTTCCGTTCACCTTGTACAACTCAATTATCAAATCCAAGGCCCTGGCTCGCAGTGCAATTGGAACTTCTCGATATCTTGAATTAGTCGATACCACCAACAAGTATGCCAGTACCAATGTGTTTGGCAGTGATGGTGGTCTCTATAAAGATAATACGCTGCCCACATTTCAGTTCTCATGGTTCACTACCAACGATATATCTGACGCAGTCACAAATAAAGTTCAGCCAATTCTACTAGAACCTGGTATGCTGCAATTTTACTATGCTAATTTCATAAGGCCAAATCTTGTCACATTGAATATTTCATGGAATCAAAGCACTTCACTGACAAACTTATCCACTGGATATTTTAAAAATATTGCATCTCCGTTTGCTCCTTTTCCAGTGGGCTCGTTTTCCAGCAGCAATACAAAGTACATTGTACCCAACTCTCTAGTAAAGTTTGTTCCACCTGATGGATACTATTTTGATCAATTCAATCATTTAGTTGCAGGCATACCCACAGCCGACACTGACAAACTTTTTATCTGGGCCACCGTGACCGGGGTTATACTAGATGGCACCAATCAAGGCAAAGGTAATCTCACCAACGGTGCTGGACCAGTGGCCCTCAATAATTTTGTACCAACTGGAGCTATTGCCACACAAGTCATACCGTTGTTTCTGACGGATTTGCCTTCGACCATAGTTCAAAACATGATTGAATCAATTCGTTTATATCGTAATTTTGGTCTTGGTTATAATAATCTAACTTCAACCTGGTACATAATTACGCAAACAAATCTCAATGTCACCGGAGCGTTTAGTTTAGCCAGTCAACAGAGCACCGCTGGCGTTTACAGCGATGCAAGCTGGCTAATTGAATTTATAACCGATGGCACACAATATTCTGTGACCGCACGTGAGTTGACATATTATTTTGCGTCAGTACTGCAGACCCGCTTCTTTTTTGAATCTGGTGCCAGCATTTATGATTCACGAACAGGCACGGTAATCAAAGACTTTATTCGTGTATTAAAAACCAATAGTCAGCCCGCTAGCAATTTACCCTTGACCGGCGACACCACTATGCAAATTATTGGCCAGCCTGAACAAAGCGATGGTTATGTTGACGATTTCCAGGTCATTGTGAGCTTTCAAGACTCAGATTCTGATGGTGCAGCTGATAATCCAGATTTCTTTGAAGAAATAGTGGGACCAAATCCCACCACAGGTCAAAGTGGGTCATTGGTATTCTTAGAAGCCACTGTGGACTTTGATAATTTACAGCGATACCTGCTGACTGAAAAAGGATATGTGAATTATCAATACGGAACATTGTCAGAAATTACATCAAATTCTGATCAATATCTTGATGGTCAGGTATTTTACGCCTATGATGATAAGGGATTTTATGTATTGACTATTGCATTTGATGGTACTCGTACACTCACACAATCCACTGAATTCTTGGCAAGAACAGGCCGACAGGATCTGTACTATCAGTATCGCCACAACAGTTTATTGACTAATAGAATTGATCCATCAATCACAAATATCATTGATGTGTATGTTGTTACACAAGGTTACTACACTGCCTATCAAAACTGGATCAAAGATTCAACTGGCACTGTGGTTGAACCTATGGTGCCTACAATTGACGAGCTCACTACAGAATTTCAAAAGTTGCAAGATTACAAAATGATTTCAGATAATCTAATTTTAAATTCTGTGGTATTCAAACCTTTGTTTGGAGCCAAAGCCACAGCTGAACTACGTGCCACTATCAAAGTAATCAGAGCATCCAACAGCACGGCCAGTGTCAGTGAAATTAAGAATCTTGTTGTGGCCAGTCTCAACACTTATTTTACTATTGATAAATGGGACTTTGGTGATACATTCTACTTCTCTGAACTTGCAGCGTATATCCATTCGCAAATTGGAACTATTGTGAGTTCAGTGGTGCTGGTTCCAGTAAACCCACAAAAGAGTTTTGGTGACTTATATGAAATTAGATCAGCACCAAATGAGATCTTCGTCAACGCTGCCACAGTGGCAAACATCGAAGTTATTGATGCATTGACAAGTACCAACCTTAGAACAGCGTCTGGCAGCGGAGTTACCTACGCTGACCGCGGCGGTGGTAACTCGTCTAGTAGCGGCAGATCTGCCCCTGCAGGTTATCATTATATGCCAAACGGAACATTAATGGCAAACAGTGCAATGCCAGGTGGTAGTGGCTCATCTGGTAGTGGCTCATCTGGTAGTGGCTCATCTGGCGGAGGATCATATGGTAGTGGCTCATCTGGCGGAGGATCATATTAATGGCTAGAATCAGAACAGTAGATTTCTTACCAGAGATTTTTCAAACCTCAACCAATCGACAGTTTTTGGCCAGCACTCTTGATCAACTGGTACAAGAACCTTCATTTAAAAAAACCCAGGGATATATTGGTCGTAGAATTGGCCCAGGTATCAATCCCACCGATGCTGACTATGTGGTTGAACCCACAGCCGAGCGTGCCAACTATCAATTAGAGCCAGCGGTTGTTTTCAAGTTGCCTGACACAGACACTGTGTATGATGCCATCACTTATCCGGG